AGTTGAGTAGATTTTGGTGCCGTCAGCAAGCGTGCCTTCTACGGCAAACTTTACCTCCGTTGCAGTCGCTTCGGCTGCGTCAGCTGATTCATCTTCAAACTTGATACCGAGTGCAGATGGTTCAATGTTGTATTTTGCAAATACAGCTTTGATTTGATTTTTGATATCTGACATTTTGGTAATTTTGGTATTGTAGCAAAACAGCCGTTTTGTTGCATGGGGAATTGTGGCTACATTAGCCGTATAAAATCAAAATAATGAAAGCACAACCACAGACAAAAGACATGCGCATCAGTGCGCGAGTAACCGAAAAAGAATTTAAAGCAATCACAAAGGCAGCAAAGCAATCAAAGACAACGGTTGCAGAATACATCAGATTGTCAATTCTAGGTTAGTCAGTGACAAACACAAAAGAAAAAAGGGAGGCTCGTTAGCTTCCCTTTTTTACCCTTAAACCCTAAATACTTTTATTGAATAAACCAAAACTCGTATGATGAGGTCGCTAATATAATCACATTTTCTGTACTACCGTAATAGCTACATCATTTGTTGGATTATTGTCTGGTTGTCCATTCACACTTACCACGCTAACTTTGAATGTTGCAGGATACTTTGTGTTTACGGTCGGATACATCACGTTGCCCGATGAGTTACTTTGTCCCGGATTCAATGTTACGGGTCTATCCCAAAATCCAGTGCGTCCATCGAACTCCCATTTTAATTTGTAGCTTGTGATAGTTGCAGCACCGCGATTAGTTACACGTGTACCGATGCGCACACGGTCAGGTGCAAGCCATGTGTAGCCTGTTGGCGTTACTTCTAAATCATAATTACCCACAGGCACAGGAGCGATTACGTTAATCGAAGTAGTTGCCATGTTATCACTTTCGTTGCTCTCATTTACCGAACCTGCAACGTCAATGTATAGATTAAACTTACCTACTCCAGTCACGTTGTTTGGCACAGTGTAAGGCAGCGCACCTGTAAACAACACTTGACCTTTCAAGATAGTCACATTGCCCGTGTAGAAAGTAGACTTAGATCCATCAGGTCGAATAAACTCAAGTGCAATGTTGGTCACTGTGTCAGCGTCACGCACTTTGTCAAGTTGTACCGTGTAAGATACTGTTACCTGCGCCCCCTGGTTAGCAGATGCAGGTGAACTTACTGTGCCGTATAGGTTGCTAAGTTCCGATGGTGGTGGTGGTGGTGGCAGCTCGCCGCTTTGTGCCTTCACGATTGCCGAATACAAGTCAACAACACCGTAACCGAGTTCTAATGACTTGCCATTTGCATCATAAACATAGCCGCCACTCTTTAATGCAGTAGTAGCGATGATGTCCGTTACTTGCTTTTCGGTTAGTGTAGGATTAGCAAGTATAATAGCAGCAGCACAACCAGCCATAACAGGACAAGCAGCAGATGTTCCGCTGAAATTCGTATAGTTTGAATCAGCCTTGTAGCCATTTGCGCCCATGCGGTCTGTTGTTGGTGTAGCCACACCCGGAGCAGCAGCAAAAAGTTTGGTACCATAGTTTGAAAATCCTGCGCGTGTGTTGTTTTGAGCAGATGCACCAACGGCATGCACCATTGGCAATCCTGCGGGGTTAATGTTTACGGTCGATGAGTAGTTGTTGCCACTAGATGCAAAGACACAAATACCTTTTCCACCACGGCCGATGTTCTTAGCCGTTGTCAGCGCATTTGCAAACATGGTGTATGTGCTACCACCGCCCCAACTCATGGATATTGCAAGGCAGTTAGGATTAGCGATAGCCTTATTGACTGCGCGTGTTACGATTGTGTCCGATGTAAAAAAACCACCGCCGCTGTTCGAGTTCATTGCTATGTGCAAAAACTGCACTTTGAGTTTGTTGTTGCCGATTGAACTTACTCCGATGTCATTGCTGGTCTTAGCGCAAATCAATCCGCTACATGGTGTGCCGTGATTCTCATACGGGCTAATAGGTCGCACATCTGCTGTATCATAGGCACAGTTCCAAGACAGGTCACTGATAGTACCTACTAAATCTTCGTGGTCAACTTCACATGCTACGTCAAGCACTGCTACTTCGCCGTATGCATTTGCAGGGATAAGTGACCATGCCTCGGTAGCACGAAAGTTTTGAAGATGCCACTGTGCAGGAATTGACAATTCAGCACTAGCCTCGAATGGTTGGATGTAATCAGGCTCAACACTGATGAATAACTTAGTGCGCATTAGCGACTCATAGAACTCATCAAAGGATGCGAATGCAGGCACTTCTACAAACAGTGTGTTGGTTGCCTCAAACACTTCCTTAATCTCTACCTGCTTAAGTTCTAAGAACTCAACAGCTGACTTCAGATTGCTTGTGATACAGATTGCAAGACCGCTAGATATTTTGTCTAGTGATCTATCAACCTCGTTCACCTGTGACACCTTAGCCGCATCGGGCACAACGTGTTTCTCATCTTCAAATACTACAATGCCGAACGGTTCAAAGACCGACAGCACATTGCTTTTTGTTTTGTTTTTGTCAAAGGACTTCTTGTCCTTGAACTTAACCGCGTTTATTTTCATTTGGATGGATTTACAGTGCTTAATAGTTGGTCAATCTCCAGCAGCAATTCAGCCTCGTAGTTCTTCACACCGCTCATTGCTACACCAACTTCATTGAAGAAACCTTCGATGCTATACCCTTTTACCTTACCTTCTTTTACATCTTGCCACACGCTGTCATCATCGACATGCGTACCGATGAACCATGTGCCGTCTGGTAGTTCAGATAGTCCAAGCTGCATAGACTTGTCTTGCTTGCCTTCCTTTATCCATGACTCAACAACCGTCACACCCGTCACAGGTATCTCATGTTGCAGGTTAGTTGTGTGTTGCAGATTCTTTTTAAAGAACTGATGTGCGATAGCTTGCACGGTGGCCTTTTCAAAGTACACGTAGTATGGCTCACCCTTTTCATCATAACGCAGTATCTCTTTATCCGGGATGAGCGCAGCACCGTATAACATACGGCGTTCATCATTCAATGCACTCAGCTGCATCTTTGATAGTGCAATCCAATTCTCTTCAATAGCAGGGCTATCTACTAAGCCCATCGCTGTAATACCCAAACGACCTTCTTCATCTATCACACACTTAACTACTTTTCTCTTTTCCATTTTTGTTTGTTTTAAAGGTTATCCTAATCGTGCAAGGTCTTGCACTTTCTCTCTTACTTCTTGTTGCGAAGCTACATCACCCGCAAGAACAAATGCGCGTGGCGTTAACTGCTCAGGTCTATCATTGATGAACTGTGCCGCAAGTGGGTTGAACTGTGCGGGCTGTGATTCGTTACCGCCGCCGCCTCCACCGCCCACTGATGGTGGAGGTGTGCTGCTGTCATTACCTCCTGTGCTACCAAACTGCGAGTTTTTAATCTTGACAATTTGGGCAAGACCTAATGCAGCTGCAATAGATGCTTCAAAGAACTGTTGACCAGTGGCAAGTTTTATTGGGTTACCACCTGCCGTCAATGCACCGGTAACAGCGGATGCAGTTTGAACAGTTGCAGCACCAATGGCTAGGGCTTTATCAGTGCGAAATTTCTTTCTCGCATCGCGTTCGCTATTCTTTGTTGATGCATCACTAAATGCTTGTAATACGCTAATGGCACTTTGCGCAAGGTCAAGTCCTTTTTGAAACGATTCTTGACGTGTTGCTACCTTCTTTGCTTCTTCTTCCTGCGTTATTCTTACAGCTTCATCAGCAGCATTTTTTTGAACAGCGGCTAGTTCATCTGCTTGTTTCTTTTGCAGTTCAAGCGTGCTAATACCAGCGGCATCTGCCGCAGCATACAACGCTTCATACTTTTGATTTATGGCAAGTTCTTCTTTCTCAAATGAAGTCAATGTAGATTCAAATTCCGCATCTTCAAGTTGAGCCAACTGCGCATAATAGTCTTGGCTAGCTTTAATCTTTGCCTCTGCTTTTGCTCTTTCCTTTTCTTGTTCTTTGGCAATTTCGTCCTGTGCTTGCTTTTCTTGTAATGCCAACAGTTCGGCATTCAATCTTGCTTGTAAATCCTTAGTGTCTTTACCAGCAGCATCGGCAGCCGCAAAAAGATTTTCATATTTTCTAGTAATCGCTAATTCCTCTTTTTCACTTTGGGTTAGCGTCTTTTCAAACTGCTCATCCTCCAAAGCAGCGATGCCATTGTAATATGTTTCTAAAGCTTTGCGCTGGTCTTCTAATTCTTTTTCTCTTCGAGCCTTTTCATCAGCGGCTCTTTTCTCAGCGTTTTGTTTTCTTCGCGCAGCTGCCTCTTGTTCTTTGCGTTCTTCCTCACGTCTTGCCTGTTCAGCAAGTTCAGCCTGCTTTTGTATCTGTTGTGTCTCGATATCAAATAAAGCAGCATTAGCTTCTTCTACTCCTTTGACTTGGTCTTCGGTTAGCTTGACACCTTGACTAGTTAGATATGCCGCCTTATCAATTATATTTTGATATGTTTGGATGCGCTCCTTCGCATATTTTTCCTCAACCGCCGCAACATCCTCACCGTTCTTTTTGGCATTGGCTACGGCTCTTTTTTCTTGTTGATCAAATTGCTTCAACGCCTTGTCTCGTTGTGCAAGACTATTGTTCAAAGCATCGTTTGCAATGAATTCAGTACCTAGGATTGCATCACTTAAAGACTTGACACCATCAACAATAAATGATACCACATTACCAATCGCTTCTAATGCAGCACCAACACCCGGAATGACATTAGCTAACTTGTCAAGATTAGTGATAATCAAAACAACCGCACTACCCAATAAGAATAATGGATTAGTTAATAGTGCCTTTCCTACCGATACAATAGTGGAACCGACATTCTTAAGACCGTTGGCTAATTCAGCAGGTTTGACAGCACCCAAATTTGTGGCAAATAACTTTGCTCCTTCAGCAGCACCGGCAAAGTCAAGATTCGCAAGCCTGCCCGTTACCAATCCAAGTGAACCACTCACACGCTCAAACGCACCGCCTGCCTGTGTACCTACTGCTTCAGCCGCATCCGCTATTTGGTCTTTTAATTCACCCGCCGCCTGTGCAAGTTCGCGGTACTTAGCTGAATCGGGGTCAGTCGCTGCGAGCTGTGCCTGTAATTCACGGAGCTGTGCCTTGAGTGACTTCGATGAAGTGGAAACTTCATTCTCCGCCGCTGCAACATTGTCAAAGGACTGCGCAGTATTATTCACTGCCGTTGATGTGGCGTTGATTTGCGTGTTCAGTTCCTTTAGGTTCTGCTCACTTTCGGTGGTGTCAATTACAAACTTTTTAACGATAGTATCAGCCATATTCAGAATAGGTTATAAATAGCAATTGCAATAAGTGACAGGATGAATAAACGCCACGTCCACAGCGTGACCTTCCATAGCATACGCTGCCATGGCTTTAACGCCTTGTTGTGTTTGGTGTGTGGGTTTACTCCTGCTTTGATGTAGTTAATGCTGTGCTTGATTTGTGTGCTCATCGTACTGCTGTGTATTGTAATGTGACTGTTGTGAAAAATGTGTATGGATAGCCACTGCCTGTGGTAATTATTTCAATGCGATGTTCCGTTGTTACCGTGGTAGTGTCTATGTTGATAGCAAAGTTAACTGTGCCAAATCCATTATCTTCATTGATTAGAATCACACCCGTTGATGCTGCGATGCTGCCGACCTTTTGCAAAGTGACCATGTGCAGGCCATTGTATGTTACACTACCCGCAATGTCTGTTACATTCACATGCAACAGCACCGACCAAAAGCTATCATCTGGTATTGATAAATGCACCCCTGTATTGTCCATTGTTGGCTGTATGATGTCACCGCTAGTAGCAAGTGCATCTTTACTTCCAAACATAATCACACCGAACTGCGTGCCGCCTTCCGATTGCGAGCGATCATCTAACTTCCATCCACCGCCAACGTGAAAACCACTTTGCGTAGTGAGGACATTTTTACCTACCATGCTATTGCCCCGAACTTCTGCATCGAGCTCCAACGTATCACCAACGGCAAGTGTGTTGTTGTTACCACCTATGATGTCTATGCCAACACCTGAAACTGTCCTGCCCGAATTACCATTGTTCTGCTGCAATACAACATTGCGCGGTATAGGTGCTGTGGTTGTACCTATGATGCCGTTGGTTGGTCTATCACCGCTCTGATTAAATGCAAAACACTCTGCCTCACTTTCACTCCATGAGTAGCCGTAACGCACACAACAACTTTGTGTTGATGCTACGGGGTCACCGTTACCATCGACAAAGTTCACAATGCCGTTGGTGCTAATCGTGCCGGGAGTGGATGAGCAGTCAGCCTCAGTGCGCAAGTATTTCATGAGCTTGACGCGTGTCGACTCAAAATTGCCCACCTTATAATCTGTTACCTCAAGTATTCGCCACTGTGCACCGTTTACAAAGATGATATCATTGAACTTGAATGTGAGTATGTCGCTAAGGTCAAGCGCAAAGTACGCCTCCATGATTCTTGCATCAGGAGAATACAATTCATTCATCGCATTGCGCCAATACAAATTAAACAGGTTGTTGTACGGGTTAGCATTAATCTGCGACGGTGGTACTTCAGGTGCCCAATTCAAATCAAAGTCATCAAGTGAAGGGAATGGATCACTGTAATGTGATAGCGTAGGTACTGCATACAACACAGCCGCCTCAACTCCCACGCTGTCATCGAATAACTGTATGCCGATTGCGTTGATATTAAAACCACATCGAGGCCCAGGCACAATGAACTCATTTTTATCATTAAGAAACTGTGGCACTGCGACATCCGTACCGGGAATAAGTCCGCACGGCATGCTGCGTGTAATGAGTTGAACCGTGTTATCTCCAGTGGTAAATGAACTCACTGCTGTGTCAGGATTCACAGTGTATCCTTCCGCTTTGTAATCACCGTATATACGTCCGTTGTCTTTGTAAATCTTAGACAAGTAATCTTCACCCGCTGTGTAGGTGAATGTGGTCTTGTTCTTTTGCAGTTCAACAGTGCTATAAATCGTGATGTCCTTGCTGATGTCTAGCTTCGCATTCCAGTCCTTGTCATCACCACTACCGATGTAGCTATTGTATGGCACAATGCTAATCTTATTTGGATTGATACGGTCAGGCACAATCACGCAATTATGCATCTTAATCACGTCATTCACAAAATCAATCTGACGCATGTCAGGTGCGTTCAGGTTGTAAATAAATGTTGATCCATATTTGAACTGCGTACCGATAAGTTCAATCAATGAACTACCCAAGTCACCACTGCCCGCTAAAAGTGTAACAGTTCCATTGCCCGCTACAATCCATCCGTTATCGATTGGGTCATAGTATCCCAATTCAGTACGAAACTTTAATTGAAAAGTTGTACTTGATGTTAAATTGAGGCCATAGTTAAAGTCTACCGTTAGCCCGTTTTGATAGAAATAATCTTCAATGTAAAAATCGGTTCCGTTGATGGTGAAATATATCAGTATTCTAGTGTGTGTAGCAGCACCAACATATGCAGTTGTCTGTAAATTGAAAGTAAAATGGAAAGTAAATAAACCACCACCGGGTGTTGTGTATGTACCCGTTGCAGGGTCAAAGTTTGCGTTATTGTCAAATGCCTCTGTAAGTGAATCATAAGTATAGAACGCAGATATCTGTCCGCTTGTACTTGGTAGCGTCACACTGGTTGCGTTATAACTTCTAAACGCATATTGACTGCCTAAATCATCGGTATCTAAATAGGCTTTGTTTATCCACGGCATGTAGTAACCTGCTAGGATTGTCATAAGTGAACCCGCCGTAAGTTCAAAGCCTGCATCATCAAAGATTTGTTGCAGTAGGTAATCCCAACGCACAGCGGGTGTAAGGTCAGTAGCAAATAACGGCGTAGTGCTATCAAATATGCGACGTGTGTTTTGCTGCCCTTGCTCACTCCATAGCTGCCCGCGATCCATCAAAAACCATAAACGCTCATCTACTGTAGTTGTCACGTTATCATACTTGACAATCTCGTTAAGATTGGGCAGGTCGGTTAGTGCAGCAAGTTTCTTTTCACCTATGGACTTGTACAGGTCAGGTGTCTCAGCGTAAAATGCAAGTTCAATCTCGTTGAGTTTGCCCTGCTGCTGGTATATCTTCCGTACACGCACGTAACCTTTTGCAATGGGCAGCGTATCAACGCGAATTTCAGCGGGTAGTTTGTAATGGAAGTAGTTGTTTACACCACCTGAATAGTTGACATCAAACAGCGCACCAAGCGCAAGTTGATTCCGGTCTGTAACAGGCACACGAAACTCACGGCTGAATGCGCCTAACGCTTGGAAGTTGTTAAGGTCAGTGTACTGCCAGTTCTGCGAGATGCTTTCGTTTTCGAATAGGTCGAGGTAGTGCTCCTCTGATGGCGTGCCAAGTATATCAAAGTTCAGCGATTCACCAAGTGAGGGGGTCCATCCTTCAAAGGTGCAATCATTAGATAGTAGTGAGCCATCCCATACCGCGCTAAGCAGTTTAAATGTACCAATAACGCCTGATATTGGGCCTGTCACGGTAACATTAAAACCAATATACTTTGTAACATCACCAACAATGAACACAGCAAATGTTGGAAATACGCATGCACCGTTTGAATAAAACAGCGATGTATTACCAACAGGACTTTCTACACTGCGTACAATTAAACTTACCTCTCCATTCATGTTATGTCCAGTATTCGTTAGCTATTCTTACTTTCAATGTCAAGTTGTATAGCTTGCCATCATACGTTGTCTTTTCTACATACGATGTATCATCTATGTTCACAGATACATAGCTGCCGTCATCATTAACAAGATGCACCTGATTGCTTACAATCAAGCCACGCAAGTATATAAATTCTTGTTGTGTGATATAGTCGGTTGTCACGGTCAATATGCGCTGCGCTAAGTTAGTGCGCTGGTTAAGACCACGGTCATTTGCGTAGAAGATAGTGGGCGAACTATTGAACAGCGGACGCTTGTAAGTTTTGCGATCTACTTCGGTAGTGTATTCACTTTTCTTTTTGAAATTGAAGTATTCGTAACCGCCGCGAGCACCTACCCATGCAAGACGCACGTTAGGCCAATTGCATTCACAGTTACCATATACGCACTCATTCCAAAAGATATAATCAACACTCACCTGTGCAGATGCTGCGTTAACCATGCGCACTCGGTAGTATCTCCAGTTCGGATTAGAAGATGGACGCGCAATAAATAACCCTGTTCGGTCATTTAAGTTAGCAGGAAATACAGGCACACCTTCAACATTGTAGTTGTTCAAGACAATATCACTAGCAACACCAAATCCTGTTGAAGTCACTAGCGTAACCGTTGCCTTTTGCGCATCATTTGCTAACCAATCATCATTGCCTGGTACATAAAGCAATCCGTAGTCTTCTTCACGCACAGCGATTGCAATCTTTCCCGCTGCAATTCCCCATGTGGAAAAGATGGGTGGGTACTTTGTTGTGATTTGCCTATCACTCATTACAAGTGATGAATCATTAGTCATTGCAAACTTTACGTTCTGCGGTCCTGCATTGGGGTCAGGCTTGTAACCGTCGGTTGGTTGGTAGTATTGATTGACGTAGATACAATCAGCACTAGGGACTGAACTACCTGCATTCTCAGTTAGCACACCCGCAACAATCCACCATTCAGAAACTGAAAAGACAATGTTATTTGAAGCTGCTGTATCATCGAGTGTGCCCGTGTCTAAGTTGTGCAGCTGCGTACCTTGTGCTTCAAGATTACGTAGCTGAATGAGCGACTGCAAATCGAAATACAACTTGCCATCTATTGCAGGTGAAATGTAAAAATCAAACACCTGTGTAGTGTTATAGTTCGTCACAGTTACGCCGTATTGAAATCCATCTTGCGCTGTGTTAGTACTCGATGCAACAATCATGAGCTTCTGCCCGCGTGCGCTCCATGTGTACGGCTGGTCCTCGATAGTTATTGCCATTATCTAAAGTTTAATAAGAATCTTTGTTCAACACCTTTGGCATATGCCTGAATTAATTGCTCACTGTAATCCTCCCATGTATCATTGATTGCATCTTGATAGTAGTTGATGCCCTGAATACCATTCTCACCAATACTCTTTGCAATGGCAAACGCAGCCGATTTGATTGCGCTCTCAGTTGACTTAATGAATTCACCCTGTCTATTGCGTAGTTTAAGTGGTTTGATTTTTATCCACTTTTCAATCGCACTAACAGGTGGCATCTTTGCACCGGGCTTTCTGCCATACTCAATCACATCTGCATACCTGCCCGCATCACCTTTTACGGTGAAGTCAATAGTAGGCTTGTTATAACGTATGCGCAGTTTGTAGGTAAGTGAGTTGAGCAATGTGCCCGATGCAACACGATTCACCACTTTACCACGCACGCGGCGTTTGATACGCAAGTTTGATTGCGCCCGCTCAACGACCGTAGCCGCATATTCGTTTAGTAGTGCTTCGTAATCTTCCATTATAATACCTCTGTATATTCTAATACTGATCCAGCGCGGACTGTCAACAAGCCTGCAGTTGCGCATCTAAATCTAATTGTCCATGTGCCACTTGCAGTGACTCTAAATATTCCATCCGCAGTTGATAAACCATTTGCAGCACCTGCTGCATTTGTTCCTGCATCGTATGTTGTTTGATTACTTACGGCGTTCGTAGTTGCTGCGAGTGAGGTTGTAAACCTTGCGTTATTTAATGATGTTGCAGGGCCGTTAGTTGAGAATGTAATACCAGCAGTTGCAGCGTAACTAATCGTTGCACGCCACTTGTATGTCTTGCCCGCAGTAACCGCAAAGCTAAGTCCTGTTACATCTTCGAAGCCTGTGCCTACGTTACTAATATTTGCACCAAGCACAACAGTGATATCACTACCTACTGAAAGGTCGGTTTTAAGCTGTGCAAGTGTCAGTGCGCTCACTGTATTGTCTGCATTGATACGCAAGTAACGCACATCACTTGGATTCGGAAGCGTTGCAAGGTTAGTACCTACCGTAGTAAGTCCGATGCTGTTTTGCTTACCGTTAAATGTTGACCAGTCAGCACTACTCAACGCACCACGATTTGCAGCTGATGCAGTGGGCAGGTTGAATGTGTGTGTGCTGCCTGCGCTACTTATTGCAAAGTCGCTTCCCGCTGTGCCTGTCGCTAGGTTTTGCACCTGTGCTGTTAGGCCATTAATAGCATTCACACCTGTGCTCAATGTAGTTATCACTTGACATAAATGCGAATTCTCAGTATGCAGTACCAGTGTGCGTCCTGATGTTGTGACGAATACACGCAGCGCAAGTCTATCGGTTAAGGCCATAATCGTTGCAGGCACGGATAAAGCCGTGAAGTAAGTATCTATTACAGTGCCTTGCGTAATACCTTCAGGCGTGGCAACATCCGTAGCCAACAGCGTGAATGTGCTGCCGTCATACTTGTATAACTCCACGTAGAATGAAGGCGTGCCACCACTTGACGATGCACTAAAATATAATTCAAGGTTGAAGTTTCCACCCGGCACAAGTAACACATTTGGATCATTGACATCGGTGATGAACTGCGCTATTAATCCGTTACCTGCTGCGTTAGTTCTTGTGAAGTCTGTGCCCGCACCAAAGATTGCGGTTTTGCTCATTTGGTAGTAAGTGCTACCACCTATTACACCTTGATTGATTGAGCCGTTTAGGTAGTAGCTAACCGATGAACCACCGCCACTTGTTGTAGGGAAGTTGGCTAGCTGCCCATCACCTCGAACGTATTGCGTTGCAAGTCCTGCACCTGTCACAGCAAGTGTGCCCGCTGTTGTTACAGGCGAACCTGTTACAGCAAATGCGGAAGGCATGGTAAGACCTACGCTGGTCACTGTGCCACCACCACCTGCAACGGTAATAAATTCTACTTCACCTGTGCCCGCGTTGCTCAATCCAAGCACCTGCCCAACTGTGGCCGTGCCATCGTTTACGTTTGGTGTTTTAAGGCGTGCCTCATTGGGAAAAAGCGTTAACGAGGTTTCATTAGCCGAGGCTGATTCGCTCGCGCCTATAACCGACCTTGTTGTGTCAACGCTGACCTGAGTTTGTGTAGTGCCCGTAACCTTTCCCATCGATACTGAGTTGCTATCGATACCCAGTTCAGCATCTGAGTTTACATTTAAACTTAGCTTTGAAATTGAGTTTACTGTAAAGTTTGAAGTGCTGTCAATAGTTAGCCCATTCGTATTGCAATCAATAGTGTTATCCGTAGTTAATACAGGGTCGGTTGTAATTACATCCTGCAATCCTTGCGGGCTTGGTATGGTGGGCTTATTTAATATTTGGTAATCGCCACTTGTCGCATTCCAGTCTACGGGTGATTGACGCAAGCGATAGCCCACAGCTTGCAATGTCCAGTACGTAGGGTTAGTTGGATTGATTCCATCATTGTTGGCAATGCATGCGTATACGCTGCCATTGTACCAAACACGGTCACCAACTACGTATTGATTGCCTAATGCAGTAGCGTGATTAGCATTGAACTCAGTAGACACGTAAGGCCCACCGCCACCACCTCCACCACCACTTGCATCAAACGTCACCGAGCCATCACCGTTATCTGTGATTGTGATGTTTGTCCCGGCAACAAGGTCAAGTATATTTTGAACTGCATTGTCTACACCGTTGGTGCGTAACACTATTCCGATAGGTGAACCACTGCCGCCTGTGGATGAACCACCAACTGCCCACACGGCTGGAATATCACACGCTGACCAGTCCCACGGAACTTCAAGTTGAAGTGAGAACGTCACACCTGTGAGCGTGTTCTTGTATTCTTCCATGAATGGCTCGATGACGGGCGGCGTTACCAACTGCACATCAAAACCAAATAGCACAAGACCGTTCTTGACTTCTGAAATCAAATCTTGCGCAAGGCGTACGCAGTCGCTAATGACTTCGCGTTGGTATTCTGCTTTTACTTCTTTGTCACGCGGGATGTCTGCAAAGATGATTTGGAAATCAAACTGCATTCCACCATCAACAGGCTTGATGTTGTTAGGTACAACGTGCATGAATGGGTACTGCTCATCTTGATCCATATCCGCAAGGTCAATCTGTCCGTGCGTGAATCGTTTGATAAGCAAGTGACCTGCGGCAAATGCCTCCAGGCGATTAATCAAAACGTTGTAACTGTAATTGTAACTATTCATTACCTATTTCGTTTTTTACTTTCTATCTTTTGCACTTGCACGTAGTCGGCTAAGTATGTCAAGTGCGTGAATACTTCGTATGCTCTACGGTCTGTGACCATGTCAAACTTTGTTATATCACGGTCGGCCAACACCTCAATGATGTGAAACCATCCGTAGACATCTAAGCCCTCTGGAGTGTATTCATCCTCGCTGCCTCCGTCACTATCTCCGTTATCTCTTTTGCCAAATAGTCGAGGGAACTGCCGTATAGTTCCTGTTCTAAACTTGAAAAAAAAACCAGCACATTCAGTACATGGTCAAGCGTGAGCTTCTTCACATCGTCTATGTAGCTTGGTACTTTCAAGCTATCATATTTCTCAATGTCATAGCGTCCTGCCCACTTTGCCATTACTGGACGGTATAGGATAGCCATCATCTTTAGCGCGGCATCTGCATTCAACTTGCCGTCCTTGTACAAATTCGTACATGTGCTATCAAGGTCAACATATTCTCCGAACGTCATTTGTGTGAGGTCGGGAATAAATCCAAGTTCAATCGCACCTACACGCACCTTGCGCTCGAAACCATCCGTGCAAAGTTGTATAGCAGCCTCGAACTTCATTATGATTTCATCTATCACATTTGCCTGTAATAGCTTGATGCTATCCATGCTCTTTCCCGTGATCACTCGCACACGCTCCGACGCATCGACCGCGTTGCAGTAGTCGATGTATTGACCAATGGTAACGGCCTTTGCATTAGCCGCTATGTTCACTCTGATTTTCATCTTGCTGTTGTATTGTAGTTTTTAATGTGATTTTGTTACAAGTCTGAATGCACTTGAATAATAACCTTATCACCTCCAGCACCGGTTACTTCCTGCCGTTCTACATAACCGCGTTTCTTGCCTTTGGTTTTAAGCCTAAATATAATTGCCGCTATTTCACCTTCTTCGATTGCTTCCATTAGTTTGATTTCGGCACGATCAGTTGCACGCTCATCTTCTATTACCAGGTCTTCACTTAGTTCAAATTCTTTAATGTACTTATCAGCAGTGTGCCAATCGCATTTTAGTCTACGTGCTATTTCGGATATGTAGCCTCCCGAACCTTGTATAGCCTTTTTAACATCGGATTTTTGGAAATTGTATGCCATAGTATTAGAGTATTGATAGTTGACGTTTACGCTTTTCGATAAATAAGTTATTCTTAAACATCGCAGAATTATATATTTTGTCAATGAATTTTTCCGCTTCCGCGTGTGTTTCCTTTTGATTGTATAACTTATTCAGATACCTAAACAGGAATGGTATTTCATTAATCAGCATTGTGCTAATCTTATTGGTAATGTCTGAGCCACGCAGTTCAAATGACTTATACTTCAAATTGAGTTTATAAAAGTATTCAGTATCATACATGGCATAAGTACGTTCTCTTTGCTTGTATTGTCTTTTGCTTTGAGGCACTAATGGCTGTTGCCAACCGCCACCGCCTGCAATTAGATTCATTACATGTTCAAGTTTTAGAAAAGCATGATTGACGTGTTCTGCCTCTGCCGCTAAAACTTCCTTGCGTGTTTCGTAATGACTAAGAATCTCCTTAGTAAAGTTGTCCCATCCATGCTTTTCAATCTTCCTTCGAAGCAAAGTACCCGAACCTTTATAGCCATCATTGAGGTTGTTTGTGCTATGCACACCTATGTATACACTATCATCGAGCTTGCATGTTACCTTGTATAGGTAATTGTATTTTTTCTCTTTCATCTTGGTGAATGATTTTCATTTAACTTCCCTAGCTGCCGTCTGAACTCTGTGATTAGTTCACGGATGCAGGATGCACATGTGGTAGGTTGTTCACGCTTGCCCGTCATCTGACTGAAAAAACGAAACAGCACTTCGTTATCTTCTTGTGTAATCTTTGGCGCACCGTCTATGCGCTCAATGAAATCACTTAACGCAAGTATATCTTTCTCACTCCAGTTCAACGCCGACCACTTGTGAGCGGGGCAGGATGTAAAACGGTACTTTACCTTATGAGACATGAAGCATCCGCATAGCTTCACAGGTTCTTTGTAGTACGTCACAAAGTTTTCTTCGGGATCTACTGTGCCGCCGATAAGTGGCGTGCCGCAAGTGCCCCAATTGTGATTATACCATTTGCATTTCTTACAAATCTCCAGACGTTCGCGTTGAATGACTGGAGGCACGTTGAAGTTGTACATAATTCCTTATTCGTTTTAATGCTCTATGAATTGATAGACGCAGGTATGCATTGGGTATGCCTGTATCGTTGCTTAACTGTTTGTAGTCGAAGTCAGGCTTGGAGTATAGACGCAGTAGAATGGCATCATGTTCATTAAGCCTACCGATTGCACTGTATAAATACTCACCATCTATAAAGTGACCAAGCCATGTTTCATCTTGCTGCGCATCATCTACGGCCTTGTCTGCTATGAGCTCGTAGTATTTACGGTAGCGCGTGGCGTAGTCACTTCTATTACTATGCCATGATAGCCACAATGCCCTGTCTACATACTGCCTAACCTTACCCCTACATACAATATCCTCCACATCTTCACGCGGCCTATCGAGTAGCCGGGTTATTACTTCATGGACTAAGTCACCTGCCCTACTTTTGTCGTGCGTCAAGCCGTTAGCCTTCGCCAACCATGAATTGTAATGCCTTGATATTTCACGACTTACACAATCCAATAAAAATAAATGTTAAAATATTAGGTAATTTGTTACCCATTGCAGTATATTTGGCCCTGTAAAGATAATCAATTTAAAAATTTAAACACAATGGCAACAAAATTCGAGTACACCTTTCGCAAAATTGAGCTGACAGTTGAAGTAGTTTTTGACTACGGTCTTATCTACAACTACACACATCACGGCGGTGAGCCTTTTGTAGGCTCCATTGAAATCAACAGTGTAAAATGTGGTGAGTTAGATTTAACTTCCTTATTTGACCACGGAGCATACAACAAATTTCAACAAGAACTTGAAGATGCATGTTGTGAGTATGCATCACGTGACTAAAACAAAGCAGGGGTGCGACTGCAAAACGCACTACCTTTTAAAAATCAATAAACACAATAGACAAAATGAAAATCCAAATCAAAGAACCAATGGTAGTTAGTGAAATTGAAGTAGCACTGCCATTCTATTTTCAAAACAGCAACGGCTTTCACACTTGCTACGGCAGCATCAACGAAAACCTTGAGCACGTTGAAATGCAGGTACGCAAAGACGGCTCACTGTTTATGATGGAGTCACGTCAACTTGAAAAGTATATGCTAGAATCTTGCATAGCTAATCGTGCCGAGCGTGAAGGCTTCAAGATAATCGATGAAGCAGTGTTCAGTCATCACTTCGCAATGCACCACCGCGAACTGTTCTACAAAATCTTCCCAGACGCAAGACCAACAATATGAGTAAAGACCGATTAACACTATACATCAATCGCAGGATGGGCAGTAAGTCTGCCCTACTGCGTGCGATGCAAAAACACGGCGTGCCCGTGGAAAGAAAGACCATCTACAACTGGTGCCGTGATAACAACAGCATCAAGTTGGAGCAGCTGCAAAAGCTAGCCAAAGCATTCAAAGTCCCGGTGCATGAATTAGTCAAACAAATAACAATTAAACACGAAGGAGATGAGTAATCAACCTACACCACAGCAAGTCTACTACATCAAAAAGAACTACGGCAACATCCCGCATCACAAGATGACAAAGGCACTAGGGGTAAGCAGCAAGGTTCTATCTGAATGGTCACGGCTTGCATTCAATCCGAAAGAGTCAACTAAAAAGTGGCGGCACATCATGCAGAATTTGAACTACCTCGAACAGCAGGAAGAACTCGAACGCGAGCTGCTAATGGAGTATCAAATCAAAGATGTGGACAGGTTCAAAAATGTAACCTATCGCAAAGTCTTTAACGCGCAGCGCATGTTTTACCTTGTGACAATAGATCACGGATTCAACTTTATCGTGAAGTTCGATGCACCTGTGCCAATTAACCTGGTTCAATATTCACCGTGGCCTACTGGACATGATGTAACCGTTGAGCCTTTAGGCCATTGGGAGTGGATGGAGTTGAAGAATGACTTAACCGTTGTCGAAGTACCTACCAACGGTGATTATGTTGGCTTATTTTGGTGCGCAACAAAACAATTATTACATGAAGCATGATGAAAGCAAAATGCAGCAACGGTGTGTTGAGTGGTTTAGATACTCATTCCCTCGCACACTCATTGCATCATTCCCTAACGGTGTATACATCGGTGGCACTCCAGTGCAAAGAGCAAGACGCTGGAACCTTTTAAAAGCAGAGGGTGCGATGCCGGGTATGCCTGACCTTATGATATGCATGAGCAACGGCCCATACCACGCACTGTTCATCGAGATGAAAACGGAAAAGGGTAAGCTTTCTGAAAACCAAAAAATCGTTCACGCACAGCTAATCAATGCAGGGTACTGCGTTAAGGTGTGCAGGTCATTTGAGGAATTTACAATAACAATCAAAAAGTATATGGAATCATGAGAACAAACACGATAAACAAGTACATGCTGGTATTGCAACACATATGCGCACAGCAGTCGTTTAATCCAAGACAAACAGTGCGTGAATTTAAAGTCAGCAATAACTTTCTCACAGCAGGCAAAGAGATTGGTTTATTCAAGCGCATAGGAGATAGTCAATATGCGTGGACTTTGGATAGACCTGCACTGATTAAAGATGCAAAAGATATTCAAGTGCGTGTGAGGTCTTATACGCAATCGCATCGACTCAAAACAAAATCAAATACGCAGCTAACCATCAAGCCCATCCGCAAAGCACCAGCACCTACACCAATCCCGGTGGTGGATGAACCTGACTACGACAACAGCAACAGCAAGATGTTACTGATTATGGCAGTGG